AGACCACCGCAATTCCAAATTTCGTCTTTCACCTCTTCCAATACCAAAGAAGAAGAGGAAAAAGTTAGACCATCGTAGGTGAAATTCCTACTATTGATTTTACATTTTTGCATATTTTTTTTGTCCTCTAAAATGGGCGTTTTAAATGTGCAAAGGTGTAAATGTTTAGTCTAGAGAATGATAAATTTCAGAAAGCTTGCTCAAATTTTGTATGTACTTCATCGTTTTTCCTTGATCATCATTTGACATCATTTTGATAGGTTGTCGGAGTCTATCAATCGCTTCCATAATTTTATCTGCATTTGCTGCGTTATTCAAATCATCAATATAATTTTTATCTATAAAAAAGCGAATATCTCCTTCTTCAATCATATTTTTATACTTCAAAACAATATGCGAATTCCATATTCCAACAATGATCTTTGGATTCGCTTTGCGTATCAAGGTTAATGAGTTCTTTGCTGACAAAATATCAGCATTTCTGGGGAAAACTTTACCTATATCGGATAAGAATTCAGTAAAGTGGTCATTGAATGCGGTTAAAATATTTGATTTTTCGCTAGACATTATTTATGTATTTTCATAATATTTTTTTATATGGTTTTTAAACCATATAAAAAGACAAAAAGAGTATTCCTTATCTTCCGTCAAGAATATGTCTGAATATATAAAATCTTTGGATAATGCCCTATTGCAAAAGTATGATGTAAAACTATATGGAAGCGATATTGAAATGTATGATATTATCAATGATTTTTTAGAAAAGAATCAGAGCGAACATGCTTTTTATTTGGTCGATCTTGGAGAAATCACGAAATCGTATATTAATTGGATGAAATTTATGCCTGATATTAAACCGTATTATGCAGTTAAATGCAACCCAAATCCAGTATTATTAGAGGCACTTGCATCGCTTGGAGTGAATTTCGATTGTGCAAGTGAGAATGAAATAAAAACAATCATTGAAATTACAAATGATCCAGCTCGTATAATTTTTGCAAATCCGTGTAAGATGTCTTCACAAATTCGTTATGCTAGAGCGAATGATGTTGATTATATGACATTTGATTGCGAAGAAGAACTATACAAGATAAAACTTTATCATCCTTATGCTAAACTTGTTTTGCGTTTGGCAGTAGATGATAGTAAAAGTGTTTGCAAATTTAACAAGAAATTTGGTTGTAAATTAGAACAGGTGAGAGAGTTATTGACTATTGTAAAAACCTTAAAGTTGGACGTTGTAGGATTTAGTTTTCATGTTGGAAGTGGATGTAGTTCAGCGGAAAATTATTATTATGCCTTGGAAGAATGTAAAAAAGCAACAGATATTGCATCAAGTCTATCTGTAAATATAACTACAATAGATATTGGCGGCGGATTTCCTGGCATAGATAAAAATATAAGATTTGAAGATATTGCACATTCAGTCAATAAAGGAATAAATGATTTTTTTGGAAAAGAAGTAGAAAATAAAACAATTCAAGTTATTTCAGAACCAGGAAGATATTTTGCTGAAAAATCTCACACTCTTGTTCTCAATGTCATTGGTAAAAAAGCTGTTTTTGAAGAAAATGAAAACAAAGAACCAGTTATAATTTATTATTTAAACGATGGAATTTACGGATCATTCAATTGTATTTATTTTGATCATAGTTCTCCAATTATTTTACCATTCAATGAACGCGACGGAAAACTTCATAAAAGTCGAATTTTTGGTCCAACATGTGATAGTATCGATTTGATATCAGAAAATATCATGTTGCCTGAACTTGCAATTGGAGAATGGGTATATGTTGAAAATTTTGGGGCATACACAGTAGCAGCAAGTTCTTCTTTTAATGGTTTCCGTACAAGTTTATTCAAGTATATTTTCAGATCCTGAAATTATGTGGCATACATGAGTCCGCAATTACCTGCTACAAATGTAACAACATTTATGCGTTCTTCGAATAAAATCATGTTGAAATTATAGTCATAAATACGCCAGGTTGGTTTATTAATACCCACAACATTCCCAGTTTGAGGATCACATACTGTAAGAGTTTGTGCGAGTGGGTCTAACGGCGGATTTATTGTTACCGTTTCTAAGACAATGTTATTGAAGCGGTTCATATTAATTGCTCCAGATGGCTGTAAAAATGAGTTTGACGAATCTAAGCAATAATTATAGCAGTAGAGACCATCAGGAGCGTTTCCGCTTGTACGAGTGTATTTTTCAATATAATTATAGACACCTGCTGCTTGAGTATTCTCTCTATACGATCCGTCGAGTAGAATAGCAAAACTTACTAATATATTTTTCTCGTTTTCTGATGTATAATCACCAGTAATCATCCATCCTGTTGAATGACCATTCGGATTCACTCCCGGACCAATATTAAATTCTGTTGTTGTTCCATTAGGATTTATACGAATAATATTGAAGCTTCCATCCGTGGAAGCAGGTACAATATCCTGGGGAATATAGTTGTAAGGCCAATTTGTATAATTGCTCCATTCATTTCGAAGATTAGCATCGCTCCTCTGAAAATAGAACATATAAGAACTAACCATTCCCACAGAATCTAATTCAATCTTATTCGATCCAGTAACATTATAAAAGATGTTCTCTCGCACCTGTTTGAAGAGATATTTTTGTTCATTGAGCGCAAAAATTCTCGATTCTTCATTAGATAGAAAACAATATGTGCAGTTTAAATTAATATCTGCATTCCAAATAGTGCGCTGATCTGTATAAGAATTTACACCCAAATTGATGTCCGGGGGTGTTTGTAAAAATCGATACATTTGCATATAATATAAATTGAAATTTGGTGACACATAAGGATAATTGTTGGCGGCATCATAAACATCTCGAATTTGAAAGAGTTCAAAAATTGGTCGCATTGTTACATTGATGTGTAATTCGTTATATTGAAGAGAAATTAAAGGAAATGCCATTTGTGTTTTCAAGTTGAACCAAGAATTTAACGGGATATATAAGGTACGCCCACGAATTGATGGTTCTGCTCCAACTGGATTCGATGTATAATAGGCATTTGGATATGAATTTACACGAGCACCCGAATTTCCAGGATTATTTAATTCTGGTACATTTCCTGTCATTTTATCGAATAACGCCCTTTTTTCTCCAGTAAAATCTCGCTGGACTGCTGCTGAAATATATGCTCCGGAAAACTCTTGAATAGTTTGATTTCCGCATGTTATTGAAATCTTGGATATCATTTGAGCACCCAAATTCTCAATCCATCGAAACTCATATGGAACCCACTGACCTCCATCTGTACTTGGTGGGATAATTGGACTCCAAATATTAGGCAAATCAACCGATAAATAACAGTCCATAAGAAGATCGGCATAACGAGGGATTTTGAATGTAAAATATGATTCTTCTGTCAAACGTAAGGTTTTGGCTCCTTCAAAATCAACTCTAAATTTTTGCAGACCGAAATTTGTATAATGAGCATATGTTGATTTAAAAAATGTTTTTGATGGGTTACCATTTAATATAATATTTTGTTGTCCTTGACTAACTAATTGAAGTAAGCCGCCGGCCATTATAGAATGTATATTATACAAATATAAATTATATTTATACTTTGATAAAAGAATAAAGTATAAATCTAGTATAACAGACCGAATTAATATGTCGGAGATATCATCTAGAATGAATAATGTAATTGAAAAAGTAAAAAACTTTAATATGCAGAGCCTGTTACTTAAGGAAAATTTTGTTTCTATTTTTTTATTTGTCCTGATTCTTATTATCGTTATCTGTGCTCTTGTTTATTATTTTTATATGATAAATTTAACGGGAAAAGAATGTTCCAATATGGATGGATTATATTCAAGTCTGAACACGAAAATTCGTTCTTTAAATGCAAGCGATCCAAACTGTAAATATAATTTGCGAGATTATTATATTAAAACAGCATATAACTGCTGTAGCGCAGGAGCATATAAGAATGATTTTGTTAGTATTTGCGCTTTGAAGGATGTTTTAAGACAGGGTGTGCGAGGACTTGATTTTGAAATTTATTCTGTTGCGGATAATCCCGTCGTGGCGACATCAACGGTTCCCAACTACTACGTGAAAGAAACGTACAACTATGTAAATTTTGCCGACGTCATGAATATTATTAGCAATTATGCATTTTCACAATCCACTGCACCAAACCCTCAAGATCCCATCATATTTCATATGAGAATTATGAGTAACAATCAGAAAATGTTTGACAAATTGGCACAAATATTCAAGCAATATGACTCTCTCTTTTTAGGTCCGGAATACAGTTTTGAAAGTGAGAAAAATAATGCAAAACATAATCTAGGTACAAGTCCTGTACTTTCTTTAAATAGAAAAATAATTGTTGTTGTTGATAATACAAATAAGAGTTTCTCGTCAAACCCGGCGTTTTATGAGTATGTAAATCTAACAAGCAATTCCATTTTTATGCGCGCATTAAATTATTACAATGTGAAAAATACTCCCGATATAACAGAATTACAGGATTATAATAAACAAAATATGACTATTTCTATGCCGGATGTTTCAGCAAAACCTACAAACCCCAATGCGATTATATGCAGAGAAACTGGATGTCAAATGATAGCAATGTGTTATCAAGAAAATGATGTATTTTTGCAGGAAAATAACCAGTTTTTTGACAACAATGGGTATGCGTTCGTATTGAAACCTGAG